AGCGTCGGTGACAGTGTCTTCATGGGTAGGGGACGTGGCGCCAGCAGACTCGACTGTCATCCCACTTCTAGAAGAGTCTGAGAAAGAGCTACTTCCGTCCGCTGCGTCTGATTGGATCAAAAGGTCGGGATCACCACTATGGATGTTCTGGTAGTAGTCGTTTGTAGAGTCATAATACTGCTGGGTCGAACCCCCCGTGTTGACCCCAGTTTCATCGGTGAAGACATCCTTGAATCCATCAACCATGCCCAGCTTGCTAGTCCCCTCAAGGATAGCATCTTGGAGCGAATTGACACCCTTGTTTAACACAAGGTTTTCTAGTCTGACACCCTCGTCTGCACTAAGAGCCACGATTATTTCCTCTTAGGTTTAACGATAGCCCCATCCAGAGGCTTCTTAGGGTTTGTAGCTCTAGTCACCGCCATGTCATGTATACCCCATGAAGGCGTTGATCCTTGGCATTCAAGTTCGAATACCTATATTCCATACTCGTCCCAGCAAATTGGGCTGAGATGTCAATGTCACCAGTGGTGAGGATCTCTACGTTTGCATCATAATCACCACTTTTAGTTAGCGTAGCTGTCGTCCAGCTCGTCCCGCCATCACGACTAACCTCAAACGTGCAGTCTGTATTGAGCGTGGCAGCGACCTGTGGATCGTAGAATAGAACAGCTCTCACAGTGTCTGGCTGTGTATCAGCAGTCTGGCTGTTGGCCACGAGAACCATGGCTGACCCAGCATAGTAACTATTCCCGCCTGCTCCAGCGTCAGTGTATGTTTCACCTGTCGAGGTTACGCCATCAACGCCTGTCTGGTCGCTGTATTGGTCATAGAAGCCGTCAATGACTTCTGATATCGCTAGGTTGTCCTCGATGGCGTCGCTAAGGAAGTTTACGCCGAGGTTGTCCTCAGCGTTGCTAAGGCGCAACAACTCGTCAGCCGATGCCCCAGCAGAACCACCACTAGAAACTCCAAAAGCTATGCGAGTCACTATCGCACCACCTCAATAACAGTAGTAGCTGGTTGACCCGACCAGGTCACACGGTAGTCGCCAACCATGTTGATGGGTACGTGAGTGTTCGTGTTTGAACATTGAACTTGAGTCCCGTTCACATAAACGTCGGTCCAGGTCGTACCACCGTCGAGTGTGTACTCAATGTCGGCTGTGAAAGTCCCACCCGTATCCTGACCACGAACAGTCGTGTTCTCAACAAAGCCAGACTCAACCGAAAACCGAATGGTCCCCGCTGATGCGGTTGAAGAAGAAAGTACAATACTCATATGATATCCTTTTTAAAGAAATGGGCAGGCCCCCGAAAGAGCCCACCCATTATATAGATCAGTCTGCCACTTCGTTGAAGAGCAGAACTTCGGCAGTCACGACAATCTCGCCATTATCGAGAGATACATCAGGGGTCATGTCGATGTACCCACCACTAGCACCAAAGTTGACAAGCAAGCCAGCATCCGTACCGAAAGCTGATTGAGTGATTGTCCCAGCAGCAGCGTTCAGAGCAACAGCGTCATCCAATCCGTTAGGATCGTTTGTGACGTCATCACCTTGAATACCAAAGTCTGCCGTGGTGGTAGAAGTCAACGTATTTGCAGTCTTGATCTCTACAGAGAGAGACTTGACGGCTGAATAAGCGTCGATGGGGATCAAGTACGCAGTGTCGCCAGAATCAACATTAGTCGTGCTAAAGTTGAAGGTCTTGCGAACAACAGCGACGGACTCACGCAGATGACGGGTAGGTTGTACACCGTCAGTGAAAGTAGTTACAGTAGCCATTTTTTATATCCTCCGATTAAACTACGATACAAATCCAGAAGCGTCAGTTCTTAGAGTTTCGAAGCTGATAACTCCGAAGTCCCTAGCAGAACCAGCGTTATTGTGGAGGAATTTGGTCTTGCCATATCCAACGTACATGGAGATCGCATGACGAGTCTCGTTGTCGTAGTCGAACATTTTAGTAACAATCTTTCCTCTTTTCCCATTGAGTTGAGTCAAAGCACCAGCACCCAGAACCAGCGAGCTGGCATAAGGTAGGTTACCACCAGCACCAGCGTCAGAGCCGATGTTGATATACTCAGAGCTGTAGATGATCAAACCCTCAACAACAGCAAGAGCGTTATTGATCAGAGGGTTGTCTGCAGACCGAGGAGCAGCATACTTCTGAGCTTCACGGAAAGTGGGGTCAGCAAGCAGGTCGTACTCTTGGTCAGGGTGAATGATCAAAACATAGTAGTCCTTACCTTGGATACGAACAGGACGCAGACGCTCGAAAGTGTCGTTACCACCAGTCATGGCAGCAATACGAACCTTACGGAGACTTTCTGAATCCAGGGTGTCGCCGGCTTCAAGAGCGGCGCGAGAAGCTTTTCCACCACCAAAAGCAGTGTTAGTAACACTGTCTTGGAGAGCAGCAAACTTCAGAGTCTCGTGCTTACGAGCGCCCCAGTTGACCAGTTTCTCTTTGGAAACACGATCGATGCTCCAGAACACACGTTGGTCCTGCATGACAGTACCAGCCTTAACAGCGTGTCGGTATTCAGAGATGGTGATCGTGTTGGTGTCAACTCGCAATTCTTCCTCGTTACCTTCCAGACGTTGTCCTTCAGTTACGCCGTCGCCTTCGAGTTCGTAGACGAGCTGAGATTGCTTGCTGTCACCAGTTGATTTCGTAAACTCATTGTCTACGTGAATGATGGAATTGTATCCAGTGGATGCCATTCCATTAGCTCCGAAGAATTCCTTCTTCTCCATTTCGCGGAACAGTTGTTCCTCATATGCCAACTTCTTTTGAGTCGAGTCGGCAATGTATACATCATCTGTAGCCATTGGTTATCCTTTCAAAATAGCTTCAAGTTCAGAGTCACTAAGGGAGGTGAGGTCAGTCACATCTTCTGAGACTGACTTCTGGGATGAACTCGAAGGTCCTTTGACGACTGCGCGTTTCGAGGCGACTGCTGCTTTAGTCGAGCGAGTCTTGTTACCAGTCACGATATTGCGAAGATCCTGGACTTCCTTCTCCAGTTTCATCTTGTCGATGAACGTGGTCAGGAAGCTAGGGTTCACAGCAACCAGTTGCTCAACCATATCCAGAGAAGCGTTCTCCCCCCGACCCTTTGCGTAGTCGACGATGTCTTGCTTGATGTCATCAAAGTCAGCGTGAACTGCCTTGACGACCTCTAGATTGCTCTCATATGCTTGTCGTTGTCTCTCAGCGACTTGGCGTCTCTCCAGCTCGGCGGCGGCCTGTTGTTTGCGAACGAACTCAGTTGGGTCCCTCACAAACTCATCCATCGCTTCATCTGGTTTTAGCTTGGTCTCTTCGACTTCTTGAGTCTCGCGCTCCTGTTTCCATTTACGCAATTCTCCAAGCTCGTTGGTCTGGCGTCCGTAGAGCTTTTTAAGTTCCGCCAACTCTTTCTGGATTGGATCCTGCTCGTCAATATCCGACTCAGGAGCTTCGGCAGTGTCGCCCACGGGCTCTTCAGGTTCGGCAGATGCGGTGAACTCTGTGGTCTCACCTTCATCTGGACTAGCCTGCAAATGCGCATCCAGCTCTTCGTCAGACAATGCTTGTAGATTGTCCACCTCTTCCAGTTCCATGGTTTCACTCATTGGGCTACCTCCTTTCTATACTTGAGACCCGTTTGAAGGCGCAGGGGCTTGTAAACCAGGTGCTTGTCCTGCGGCTACCATGGCGAGTTGTGCCTCGTCAGGTAGACTTTTAAAACTTTCTCGTGCGTCAGTCTGTTGTTGCGACTGGGCTGCGGCTTCTGATTCAGCCTGCAGGTCGCCCAACATACGCGCTTTGTCCTCTTCGGACAACATACTATTCCTGATCAATAGAGACTGAACAGCGGGAGATCCAGGCAGAGCCCCACTTCTAATAAGGTCAGTCATCTCGAAGAACATCATAGTCTTATAGGTTTCAGATTCAGGTGAGGTCGTCACCTTCACGTCGTACTTCAGTAGAGCTTCTTTGTCGTTGAAGATACGAGCGATCTCAGCGAGGTCCATTTGCTGGAGCTCCTGCGAGATCTGGTCTGGTTTGCTGTTAGCGATCTCCCTGATGATACGATCGGTCGTGTAATACTCAGCGATGTACTTAATGATCAGACGACCAATACGCTCTTTAGCGATGTTAAGATTCTCGAACAGGAACTCATTAGCAGCCATACCTGAGCGCCGACTCTCTTGGATCGCACGACCAGATACCTCTGAGTTAAGGTTCACACCGAACGCTTCCATCGGTATGTTCATGGCTCTCTGAAGAGCCTCGCTCTGCACGTTACGATACGTCAGCAAAGCTGCAGGAAGGGGAGGGGTGTCTTCTCTAACGGGGGCATCAGAGGTCACCGTGAATACCCCAAATGGACTGGATGCGTTCTTCAAGAACCTACTCTTCTCCGCCTCAGAAGTGAACGTATTACCAGTCACGTAATACTTAGAGCCACCCGCTCCCCGTACGATCCAGTCTGACAGTGAAGACTCACCCTTGTTGATCTGGCGCTGAAGGTCCTTGACCTCCTCTACCTTACCGTAGAACCCACCGTCACCATCTCGTTTGGCATAAGCGACGGATACAGGGATCTCATTAACGTCGTTCTCAAAGTCCTCCAAGAGAACGTCGCCGCCAGTGATCTCTGTCGCGACCTTGTAAATTATTCGTCTACGAGTAGTGATGCCGTCGATTGTCTCGAGCTTCTTTACGTCCTTCTGTGAGACTCCCTCGAGGTCAATCCTTTCTGAGCCAACATCAGCGACGTACACAGACTGATATGTTTTACGGATACACTCATAGACGAATACTTCTTTCCGAGCAATGTCGGTCAGCTCAACACCGTCGACCATGCTGTTCACACGGTAGTCGTTGAACTGTGTGCCCCTGATCCTATCGACCTCCTCCAACCAGTTCTGGAGCTCGTCAGCCTTCTCGGGCCATATCTCTTTCACCTTCGAACGTGAATACTTCCGAACGATCACCACATACTCAAGGTCCTCCAGGTCAGACCTGTCGTGAGGCCCCAAATACATCGAGTCCCACTTCTGATGCTCCAACCGGATCTCACCCTCTACTGAGGCGTCCCAGTCCATGGACACTCGGTCAAGCCCACGCCCAACGACAGTCGAGTCGAGGAACTTATTGCTCTCGTGCATGGCCCCGTGGTTACGATCCCACACACCTTTGATCAGCATGGTCAGTATCTCAGCGACACGCTCGTCCCCATTCTCCTGAGGCAACACGAGAATGTCTGACCTGTTCTGCATCTGATACCCATGTAACAAGTCGACCTTCGGCGCAATCTCATTAACACGAAGACAGGCCCGCTTCTGATTCTTCAGCTTGTTCTTGGCTTCATCCGACCACTGCTTCGTCCCATCATAGAACCCCCAGCTCTCCTTACCCCTCTTTCTCGACTCTTCCTCGTACTTCTTAGCCTCAGCCACGAGCTCATGGACACGCTTGACCTGATCCTCCTCTGTCTCCTTCTCAGCTTTCGGCTCCTTATACTCATAAGGCTCGAGGATATGAACGTGCCCGTCAGGACCTGGAGTGGTTGTGAGTACACCATCCGCATCGATGAGGACGTCATGCGTGTGCTTCTTGTCCAGTGAAGTCGTTGCGACTGGCTGGGGTTGGGGCTCACTGCCCTGTACGACTGGAGGCGGAGCAACACCATCGTCTACATA